GAGGACTCTTGGCTGAGATTGGCTAGACAGGCATATGATGATTCTTCTGAGTGGGTTGATGCTAACTTAAGAGAGCAGTGGGAAAAAAGTCTATCTTTATTTAATAGCAACCATCCTCCTGGATCTAAGTACAACACCAATGCTTATGACAAAAGGTCTAGATTTTTTAGACCAAAGACAAGAACTGCTGTAAGGAATTTACAGTCAGCAATGAATGTTGCTTTCTTTACTAATGAAGATGTAGTTAGTGTAAAAGCAAGAAACCCTAATGATCCTAACCAGGCAGCGGCAGCTGTAGTGTCTCAAGCTGTATTGCAATACAGACTAACTAATACTGTTCCTTGGTTTCAAACAATGTCTGCAGCCTTGCAAGATGCGGCTGTTCAGGGAGTTTGCGTAAGCCATCAATATTGGGACTATGAAGAAAGAGATGAAACCTATTTAGAGATGGGCAAAGATAATAAGCCAGTAATGGATTATGAGGGGAATGAAAAGACAAGAACACAAGTAACATCTATAAGAGACAAACCAGTTATAGAAGTTATATCTCCTGAGAATTTAAGAATAGATCCCGCTTCCGATTGGGCAGACCCATTGGAAAGCAGTCCATATATAATACATTTAATACCAATGTATTTACAAGATATACTTAATAAAATGGAAAGCGGTGAATGGAATGAAGTTTCAAGTGGGGAGCTACTAACAACTACAAGTGATGAAGATGATAACACCACCAGGTTAGTAAGGGATGAGCCAAGAGAAGACCCATTAGACAATGATGCTGGTTATGGTGAAGTAGAGGACTATAAAATTGTTTGGGTGCATAAGAATATAATAAAGAGAGATGGTGAGGACTGGTGCTATTTTACAGCTGGTGTAAGTTACATGTTAACCGACCCAGTTCCATTACAGGAAATGTATCCTTGGTTAAGAAGTGGCGAAAGGCCTTATATAATGGGCTATGCCAATGTAGAAGCGCATAAGATTTATCCAGCTGGAACAGTTGAGCTAACACAAGAGCTGCAAGCGGCTGCGAATGATATATGGAATCAAAGGTTTGATAATGTTAGGTTAGCGCTTAATAAACGTTACCATATTCGCAGAGATAGAAATATAGACTTAGACGCTTTGTTTAGGTCTGTGCCTGGCGGCGCTGTTGAGATGGATGACCCTGATTCAGATGTAAGGATTATAGAAACCAGAGATGTAACTGGTTCTGCTTATGCTGAACAGGATAGAATTAATATGGACTTTGATGAGTTACAGGGTAACTTTTCAACATCTACTATCCAAGCATCCAGATCCTTAAATGAAACAGTAGGAGGGATGTCATTACTGGCTAATAGTACAGGCAGTATAATAGAGTATGTTCTAAGAACGTTTTCTGAGACGTGGGTAGAGAAAGTTCTTAAGCAGATGCTTAGGTTAGAGCAATACTATGAGACAGACGAAGTTATACTAGGTTTAGCTGGAGAAGCTGCAGTAGCTATTAATCAAGCAATGAAAGATGTATCAGTAGATGACCTTCTCAAGTACGAGGTTTTATTAAAGGTTAATGTTGGTATAAATGCTACTGACCCATTAAAGAAAGTGCAGAATCTAATGATGGGATTGCAAACTCTTGCAGCATTCCCAGGTGTAGCAGAAAGAATAAATATGCAGGAGCTTACTAAGGAAGTCTTCGGGTCATTGGGATATAAAGATGGAGATAGGTTTATATCTTTTGAAGGCGATCCTAGACTTGCTGAAATGCAGGCTCAGTTAGAAGAGATGCAGGGAATAATTGAGAGTGAACAAATGAAATTAGACAATAGAATACAGGTAGAGGAGATGAAGCAGCAGGGTAATCTTGAGGCTATGAATATGAAGACTGGTGCAGAGATTCGCAAGAAAGAAATAGATGCTCAGCTCCAGTATATAGATTTGCAGCTCAAGCAGGAAGATGTAGCAACTAGGCGAGCTGAGTTAATGCTGCAAAGAGAGGCACTTATTAATCAGATAGCGGATGAAGAGATGAATAGACAGGAAGAAATGTTAGATGAAGGACCCGTAGGAGTTATGGCTAGGAATGACTATAATAAGATACCCTACGCGGTAGGATGAGTATAGTGGAGTGGCCTCTTCAAGAGGCTGATATTACAGAAAGTGTTTGCAAAAGTTGTGCTATATGCTGTGAGATCGAGATCAAGCCTAGTTGGAAAGATCCTAGGCAGATGGAATGGTTGCGAGCTATAGTAGATAAACATGATCATATTAAAGACACTGCAAAAGGTATAAGGATTCGTTGTTCTCATATAGAAGGTGATGATGAAATCGGATACAAGTGTGGGATTTATAATGAAAGACCACAGCTATGCAGAGATTTTAATTGTGTTAGCTGGGCTAAAGTAAGTAACAATTTAGAGCAGTATAATAAAGTTATTAGAAAATTGGGGACGATGTAATGGACTACTATGATCCCTTTGAAGTAGGGATAGATGATTTAGTAAAAAGAGTAAGAGTAGGAAAGGATACTAGAGAGTTCTTAAATACATCCATTGGTCAAGCTATAGTAGAACGAGCCACTAATGAGTATAAGGACGGTATTAGAGAGTTGCAAAAAATGTCTGAGTCTCGCTGGAGCTTTTCTCCAGAAAAAGAGATTCAAGTATATAGGGACATTAGTGATAAATTATCTTGTCCTATAAATATATTAAAATGGTTAGCCTCTGTGATTACTGCCGGAGAAAACGCAGAGACTATTTCAAGATATAAAACATCCGGTGAACTAGAACCATAGGCAAATAAAATGGAAAATGATAACGCTACCCAGACGGATGCGTTAGAAGAGGTTGTTGAGGCTTCTGAAGACGCACTTATAGAAGGGGTAAACCCATCTAGTAGACAAAAAGCTTTAGAAGAAATTTATGAGCGAAGAAGTCAGGATGTAATGGAGGAGGGTCTTGAAGAGTTAGCGGAGAAACCTCCAGAAGCTCCAGTATGGTATGATGGAGAAGAATGGAAGACTAGGATTAAAGTCAACGGAGAAGAAGTTGACGTTTCTTTCGATTCTTTAAAATCATCTCACCAAAAAGATAAAGCTTCTCAAATGAAATTTGAGCAAGCCTCCGCAAAAGAAAGGCAGTTAATGGCTAGAGAACAGCAATTACGCCAATATGCGGAAAACCTAAAGAGGCAGCCATCCCAAGAGGACGCGCCTAAAGAAGACGAAGTAAGTGATGTTGACGACATAGTTGAAAAATATCATAGCGCTTTGTTTGAAGATGATGCTGCTGAGGCAGCTCGTTTATTAAAAACCTTGTCGAATAGTGGGCGCGGTAACGCTACCCAGAATGTAGAAGAGGTTGTAAATAGGGCTATTATGTCCTATGACCAGAGTAGACAAAGAGCAGTAAAACAGCAAAGAGAAGCTGTTTATCATAAAAGTCTTCAGGAAGCTGTAAAGTCTTTTGAAGATAAATATCCTGATATAGCAGAATCTCCAGAGCTTAGAACAATTGCTGATAATAAGACGGTCACCCTAACTCAGGATAATCCTGATTGGACACCTAATCAAATTATAGAAGCAGCTGCTGAGTATACTCGCGATTGGGCTGGATCAATGCCTAATCAAAATGGTAGGTTGGAGCGCAAGAAAAAAATTGTGCAACAGCCGAGATCTGCAAGGGCTTCTGCCAACATTGGTTCTGATGAAGTTCCAATGACAGCTTCTGAAATAGTTCAGGAGATGAGAAAGGCTAGAGGCCAAATTTTATAACTTCTATAGGAGGTAATTATGGCTGGACAAGTATGGTCAGTTAGCACCTCCGGTGGTTATATGTATGCCTTAAATCTGAGTCGCCTTCTTAGGATGGCAGTTCAGCCAATGGTAAAGTTCCGTCAGTTCTGCGACGTAAAAGACGCAGCGCACCAGGGACTTCATCGAGGTGATACATTCCATTGGAACGTGTTTAGTGATGTTTCCACTCAAGGAACCACACTAGTTGAAACCAATACAGTCCCCGAAACCTCATTCACTATCTCTCAGGGAACAATGACGATCACGGAAGCAGGTAACTCTGTACCGTGGACGGGCAAGTTAGACGATCTCTCTGAGCAGCCTGTGGCTGAGGTGGTAAGGAAAGTATTGAAGAATGATGCTAAAAAAGCATTTGATACTCTTGCTGCTGCTCAGTTTAATAAGTGTGCTTTGCGTGTAGTTCCTACTGCTGGAACAAGCACGACAGCTATCACGTTGACGACTAACACGGCATGTACGCTAACTAATAACGTGGCTTTTCAGAAAGAACATGTTAAGTTAATTGTTGATACCATGAAAGAACGTAACATCCCAGCTTATGCTGATGATGATTATTACGCTTTGGCATGGCCGACTACATGGCGTACTCTGAAAGATGACTTGGAATCAATCAAGCAGTATGTTGATCCTGGTTTTCAGATGATTATGAATGGTGAAATAGGTCGTTACGAAGGCGTTAGATTCGTAGAACAAACTAATATTGCGAAGACGGGTATGTCTACTGCTGCTGCAGCGTGGACTAATTCTGAATCCAATTGGGCTTTGTTCTTTGGCGAGGATACTGTTGCTGAAGCTATTGCGGTTCCTGAAGAAATTCGCGGGAAAATTCCTGGGGATTACGGAAGGGATCGTGGCGTAGCATGGTATTACCTTGGCGGATTTGGCATAACACACACGCAACAGGCCCAGTCACGTATCGTGATGTGGGACAGCGCAGCTTAAAGGAGGATTGTTATGAGTTATAGTGATCCAAGAACCTATATCTATCAAGATACAGTAGAAACTGATTTCGCTGCTGGCACTGGTACTGCTTGGAGTTTTAAAGGTCCAAGTGGTAAACAGGGTAGTTTGAAAAATATTGGCGTTCATGTTACTGAAACTTTTGCAGATGATACCATCACTGGAAAAGTTTTGCTTGGCACGACTGGTGATGCAAACTACTATGGTCAGTTAGAAATTGCTGATACTACTGCGGCCACTGAAACTTTTAACGACCAAGACGACACGAATTGCGTCCTTGTAGAAGCTCTTCCTGCCGATACCCAGATTGAAGTTACCTATGTTCAGGCGACTGATTCTGGCACGGCTGCTGGCAAGGGTTACGCATACGCTGAAGTCGAATGGTACTAAGGAGGTCAATTATGGCTAAAGATACAGCAGGAAACCACCCAACGGTTAATCAGAATGGCCTTATCGAAAAGAAAGACATATCTGGAGAGTCTTTAAAATCTCTAGGCATGGCTAGCATTGGTAAGAACCAGATGCCCCAGGGTATTGCTAAATCAAATATTTCCACTGATCGTGGAAAGTTTGAATGGCGTTAAGTTAATTGGTGATGGGGCGGGAAACCGCCCCTAATCCATACGAGGATATTAAAATGGCTAAAAAAATGAATTCAATTGAAGCATTCATTGGTGGTGCAGTTGAAACCCCAGAGATGGGGTATGGTCATACTGAAGCTGTTCTTAAAGGGTATACAAGTGGCTCTCAACTGTTTGATGAAAGAGCTATGGATCTTAGGTATGACCAACGAAGAACAAATAACGAAGGTAGAGTTAATGGACAAATGGTGAGAGGAAGCGGCGTCATAGCAGGATGGGCGTTCTAAAGAAATAGTGAAAATAATAAAGATTCCCGAAAGGGAGCTGAGAGAATATACCCCATCTGATTTTGGGGGTGTTCGAGAAGAAAAGACTGTATGTGTTATTAGGTATGGGGCTTTTGGAGATATGTTGCAAGTTAGTTCGATACTGCCCTTATTAAAGGAACAAGGATACAGAGTTTGTGTTAATGTATCTCCTATTGGAGAAGATATATTAAAAAACAATCCTTATGTTGATGAGCTTCTAGTTCAAAAAACTAACATGATTCCAGAGGGAGAACTTACAGAGTATTGGGAAAACTTACCCCCTTTATTTGATAAAGTAATCCAGCTTTCTGAATCAATAGAAGCTTCTTTACTAGTAGTTCCCGATAGGCCCTCTGCCCTTAGAAATGGCGACGTGGTTTTAGCTAAAGCCGACGAGCGTTTCTTTTGGGATAAGGAAAAGTTACATGAAGAATGTAATATTAATTATATGGAGAGAACCCATGATCTAGCGGGTGTTCCACATATATTTAATTCTAAATTTTACCCCACTAGGCAAGAAAAAGAGTGGGCTAAAAAAGAAAGAAAAAAGATAAAGTCTAAATATGTAATATTGTGGTCTTTATCTGGGTCTTCAGTTCACAAGGTATATCCCTGGACCGACAGTGTGATAGCTAGTGTATTATCTAGAAGAAAGGATGTTTCTTTTGTAACTGTGGGTGATGATTTATGTCAACTTCTAGAACAGGGCTGGGAAAAAGAAAAGAGGGTTGTAACAAAGTCAGGTAAATGGTCAATAAGAAAAACTCTTTCTTTTATAGATCGTTGCGCTATAGTAATAGGGCCAGAAACAGGGGTTTTAAATGCGGCCTCTACTTTAGATAATCATAAGATTGTAATGCTTTCGCATTCTTCTGAAGAGAACTTGTCAAAGCATTGGAATAATACTACCTCTTTTGGGCCAGACTATTATGATAATTTTTGTTTTCCTTGTCATAAAATGCATTACGGATTTAACACATGCAGTAGGGATGAGAATACTGGTGGCGCAATGTGCGCTGCTAATATAAAACCAAACGATATTTGTAAGGACATAATGAAGAATTTGAAATGAGTACTTATCTAGTTTTGTGTCAAAATATGGCGAGGGATATTGGTATCCCAGGAACAGGGCCAGACGATGTTACATCAACTTCCCTTTCAGAGGAAGAGAATGCTGTCGTGCGTTATGTGAAGCAAGCTGATCTAGATATACAAAGTAGGTGGTTTAATTGGGATTTCTTGTGGACAGAAG